AAAGTTTTATGTAAACTTGGTTACTTCATCAATCCACCTTTAAACGAAGATCCCAAATCTGTATTGCGGGGTGTTTGTTTAGGGTATGAAGTATTATCAAAAACTCCTTTATTTAATGGAATGTTCAATCATTTATTGAGGTATACACATGGCAGTGGTGTGTATAAGCCAAAATGTTTTGAGCATAAATTTAATTATTCTCTTGTTAAACCTAATATTTATACTGTTTATTATATCTGTAGAAGGTATAATTTTTCAGTTGAACAGTTGGAGGAAGCTAATTCTGATCTATCCTGGATTAATGATACTACACGTAGTTCATTAATAAGGGCTATAATTGATAGGGATAGCGATGGTCCACAAGAGATATATACAAAATAAATTATTTCCGTCCAGACACCAGGGGCAATGGTCACCTGATAAATCTACTCACAAGAAGTGGTCTGGTAATAGAATCTTGTATACTGCAAGATGGTTACACGTAACCCGTGTTTGTCCTGGAGAACAAACTTAACATATACGCAAATAGTGTTCAATTTTAATTATATCTTATTAATTTCTGCGCATGCTAGTAAGCAAAAAGAGCGCATATATCTTTAGTAGCTTAGCCCCACAAAAATGTCAACAAATTCTAAATCAAAAATTAATAAAATACTTAAAAAAGTAAAAACTGAGGAACGCAAAATTAGACGTTTACCTCAAAAAATTAAAAATAAACGCAAAATACGAAGTAATAATGGTATAACTGGTATTACAAATGCATTAGGTGGATTAATGCGTTCCAATACAGGAGCGCTAATTGGTAGTGCAATATCCAAGATCACTGGTATGGGATCTTATAAAGTTAAATCTAATTCATTAATGACTGATTCTCAAATTCCTACTTTTAGTCAGAATAAAACAGAGGCATTTGTTTTTTCTGCATCTGAATTAGTCATAGATGTTCAATCATCTGATGTCTTATCAACTCAGTCATGGTTGATAAATCCAACCAATCAATCATTATTTCCTAGATTATCACAGTTGGCCAATCTATTTGAACAGTATGAGTTCCTTGGTCTAGTTTTTATGTATAAGCCAACCTCTGCATTTGCTGTATCTTCCACAAATACTGCATTAGGAACAGTAATATTAACAACTGAGTATGATGTGGCTCGGCCTCCCTTTGTGTCTAAACAGGAGGCTGAAGCGTATGAATTCAGTACATCATGTACCCCACCTGTTGGAATGTTACATCCTGTTGAATGTAATCCAAAACAAGATATACTTAATTCACGTTATACTCAAGGTCCTTATGTGACTGAAATACCATCTAGTTTGGGAGCTTTGACCATATCTGATAATTTATCTAATTTGGGTAGGTTACAATATATGGCAGTGGGATCACAAGCTGTTGCTACTGTAGGTGAGTTATGGGTTAGTTATCATGTTAAATTAACTAAACCTAGGGCATTACCTCCTTCATTTCCATGTCAAATACAAAAATATGCATCAAGTGCTGATTTTGTTTTTGGTGTTAGCATTTCACCAACTGCTGAAAATGTTCCTGCCTTTGTGTTTTTGGGACAGAATTTAGGTAGTGGTGTTAATCAATTAGCTTCACCATTCTTACAGAATGATTCAACAATGCCTCCTACATTGGGATATCCAGTAGTAATTTCAAGTCCAGATGGTTCATCAGGTGCTAATATTCTATTATCATTTGATGGGACACCTGCAAATACGTGGTATAGAATTGAATTCTTAATGAATGTAGCTGGTATACCAGGAGATTTAAGTGAGTTGTCTGTTGTCCAGCATTTGGGTTTACAGTCAACAAATATGAATACAACACAGGATTATTTTTTTCCTATATCTGATGCTGTTAATAATTCTTATGCAGCTGGAACCACTTTTGGTACAGCTGAATGGATAGCAGGCGGAGGTTCAG